TTAGCTTACGAAGAATTACCTGAACAATTTAGACATTACATATCTGTTAAAGCAGCTCGTATATTTGCTGCTCGATTCTTAGGTAGTCGAGAGATAGAAGGTTTTGCTTTAAGAGATGAGATTGAAGCGAAAGCAAGAGCTATTGAGAGTGACTCTGAGAATGCAGACAGAACCATCTTCGATAACTACAGCGTCTTACGAGTACTTGATCGATAGAGATGCCGTTGCTAGTAAACAGTGTTCCTAACTTAGCACAAGGGGTTTCACAACAACCTGACAACTTACGTTTTCCAGGGCAATGTGACGAACAGATTAATGCTTGGGCTACTGTTGTAGAAGGACTTGTTAAGCGTCCTAATACAAGGCACGTCAATAAACTATTCACTCATCCTGTTAACGATGATGCCTTTGTTCAATACATAGACAGAGATGATGACAACAGGTTTGCTTGTGTATTAGAGAATAAAGTATCTCTTTGTGCAGTCTCTCTTTTCAATTTAAACACAGGCAGTCCTGTGACGCAGGTTAGTATAAGTACACGAGCACAAACGTATTTAAACAATATATCTAATCTTAGAGAAGATGTTAAAGCACTTACAGTAGCTGATTATACTTTCATAGCCAATAAAGAACAGACTGTATCTATTTCTTCTTCTCAACTGTCAGAGCCTTTAGAAAGGGAAGCTTTACTCTTTGTTAAACTAGGAGACTATAAGAAGAACTATAGTGTGTACATCGATGATCTCTTAGTGCCTTTTAATAATGCAGCACTTCCAAGTGCACACACAAATGAACACACACCTCACGATGATTACCCTGCTACATATCGTAGTGGGGGTGGGGCATCAAGTGATGGATTTGACGCTGATACAGGACACATTGCAAAAGACCTCAGCGATTTAATAGCTTATAACTACACTCAAGCCACTAATGTTATATCTAGCATTACAATTACAAGTGGAGGAGGAAATTATACAGCTGATTTAAATGCTTTATCATCAAATATATTAGTTGACAGTTTTCGAGTGACTGCTGTTGTAGAACAGTATGATAGTAATGGAGTTTTAAAAGGACAAGGAGCAAAAGGTGTTTGTGATGTCCAAGGAGGTGTAATACAAAGTGTTACTATGCTGTACGGAGGAACTGGATACGATAGTTCTTACCCTGACCCTATAATTCAATTTATACCTGAAGTAAAAAGTCCAACAACAGAGTGGAGTTTTGAAGTTTGGGGTGGGTTGAACTTTTTCTACCCCCAGTTTTTTCCTACTCCTGCACCACTTGCGACAGGAACTACTACATTATCAGCATCAGGTGCGATTAGGACAGAAAATAAAGATGCTATTATTAAAATCTCTAGGGTTTCTTATGTATCTCATAACAATAAATTTTACAAGTGCATACAAAACCACACAGCATCCAGTACAGATGAACCTGGAGTAGGTGCAAATTACTCTACATATTGGATAGAAACAACAAGGACAGATTTAGCTTCACCTTGGGCTTCAACTACTAGTTATATAATAGGCAGTGACTTTTCGATAAGAGCTGCGGATGGACTAGCGGATCAAGGACTGGGTGTTATTTACAAAGAAGTTTCTAGCATAACAGATTTACCTGCTAAATGTTATAATAATTTTAGAGTTAAAGTAATAGGTGATCCTGAACTAGACCAAGATGACTACTATGTAAGATTCAAAGCAAAGGATAATAAAGAATTTGGAGAAGGTACTTGGATAGAAACTATAGGATGGAAAAATGAAGATGATACTGAAGGAGCATCAGAAGGTATTAAATCACTTTTAAACCCTAATACTCTGCCTTTACAGTTAAAACCTACAGATACTTCCTTTAATTACTGGACCTTAGATGTTGCTTCTTGGGAACCAAGGAAAGTAGGAGATGATAGAAGTAATCCTGCTCCTAGCTTAGTGGGAAGTAAAGTTAAAGATATGTTCTTTTTTAAGAATAGACTAGGCTTCTTGACTAAGAATAATGTATTGTTCAGTGAAGCGGATGAGTACTTTAATTTTTGGAGGACAAGTGTTTTAAGTTTATTAGACTCCGCTCCCATTGATGTTGGTATTAGTCACACAAAAGTAGTGGAGTTACAACACGCTGTTCCTTTTCAAGAGAAACTTGTAATCTTTTCCAATAGAACTCAGTTTGTATTAAGAGGGAGTGAATTGCTTACTCCTAAAACAGTTAGCATTACACCGACAACAGAGTACGATTCTTCGGAGACAATTACACCTTTAGTAATTAATAACTATTTATACTTTAATTTTAAAAGGAATAATAGTGAAGGATTAATGGAGTACTATGTAGATGCTGATAATAATATATTTGATGCTTCTGAAATAACTTCACAAATACCTACTTATATCCCTTCGACTTTAGAGTTAATGGTGGGTTCTTCTGTTCAAGATTTAATCGTAGCTTTGAACGGTGATAGAACTACAATGTTTGTTTATAAATTCTTTTGGCAGAATAAAGAGAAGGTACAATCAGCTTGGCAAAAGTTTACATTCTCCAGGGAAATAATCAGTGCTCATTTTATCGAAGCTAATCTTTTTGTTATCACTAAAGACTCCGAATCTACTTACTTAGAGAAGCTACCTATGGAGAACAACTTAAAGGATGGTAATGATAGCTATACTTTATTGTTAGATAGTAGGTTGGATAAGTCTGAGTTGTCTTTTAGTTATAGTGCATCGACTAAGTTAACTACTATAAGTGGATTTCCTTATGATCCTAATGGAGTTGAGATATATTCAAAGACAGGACATAAGTATCCCTTTACAAGGACATCCACCACAGAAGGTACAGTCACAGCTGATTTAACAAGTGTCGATTTTGTAGCAGGTTTTCCTTATGATATGTTATACAAGTTCTCAGACCAATCATTAAAGCAACCCACAGAAAGAGGAGGAAGATCATCTACTGATTACGCTTATCAAACAATAAGAAGTGGTAGCTTGAACTACGCTGAAACTGGACACTTTACTGTAGAGATAACTCCTAAATTTAGAGATACATATAGCTATGCTTTTAATCCTGAAGTACTAGGTTCTAACTTAACACTTAATACTTTTGTACCTCAAGACGGACATTTCAGATTCCCTGTCCAAGCACAACCTAATGACGCTACTATTCAAATTAAATCTTCTAGTGCTTTACCAGTGAAAATACTTGCAGCTGAATTTGAATCTATGATGATACCAAGAAGTAGAAGATATGGAAGTTAGAATAGAACCTAGTATGCCCACCCTTGATGCTCCTTTGTTATACGATGACTTACGAGAAGAAGATATGATGGAATGTATCGGTCTAATGTTTCACCCTAGAGATGCTGTGTACGGATCATTTGAATCAAGTAGTAAATGCTACAGCATCAAGACAGATCAAGACGGTCTATTAGCAAGCTTTGGAGTATCTCCTAGGAAGAATGTAGGCATAGCTTGGTTGTTAGGGACAAGGAATTTTTGTAAGATAAAGAAGAAGTTTGTTAAGGATTCACAAGTGTGGATTGATGACTTGATGCAAGGCTTTGATTACTTAACAAACTATGTCATGGAAGCTAACACTTTAAGTATTAGGTGGTTAACTTGGTTAGGTGCTACCTTTGAGGATTGCAATATCCCTGGTTATAAGTCATTTAAGATAGAGAGGAAGTAATATATTATGTGTAATCCAGCAGCAGCAATGGCAGTAGTAGGAGGGCTCCAATCAGGGGTTCAATTCGCAGGTGCTAGACAACAAGCTAAACAACAAGCAGCCGCTCAAGCTCAACAGGCAGCGTATCAAGCCCAATCTATAGCAGCAGCTCAGAAGAAAGCAGGTTTTCAACGCACCTCTCAGCTGCTAGAATCACAACAGAAAAAATTAGCTTTAGCTCAAGAGTCAAGTAAGATAACTAAGAAGGCGAGAGAAACACTTGCTAGTGCTACTGTAGCAGCAGGTGAAGCAGGTGTGTCAGGTCTTTCAGTGCAAGCTTTAATGGATGATTATGTTAGACAACAAGCAGGGTTACAAGCAGCTGTTACTACTCAAGAAAAACTTTACGGTCTACAAACTGGCATGAGTCTACAACAAATTGGATTAGCTTCTGAGCAAGAGATACTAGGACTTAGTCAACCTATAGGACCACCTGTTAGTCGACCTAGTATTTTAGGTGCTGTGTTGCAAGGTACTTCTCAAGCGATGAGTGGCTATGCGGCAGGTCAAGGTATTAGTAGTAGGATGGGATCACCGTCAATAAAAGTAAGATAATGGACGAACGAGTACAAGTACAAGGGTTAGGTGAAGCACCTACAGTTCAACCTGTTGATCTTCCTGGCTATCAATATGGAATAGGTCAGCGTAGAGCTGGTGCAGTCGGTAGGAATAAAGCTATGGACCTTGCCAACTCTTTAGCTCAGTTTGGCTTAATAACTAAGCAGTACGGTCAGCTACAAGTACAACAAGAAAGAATAGGTGCGGAACAAGCTGAAGCTGTCGCAGAACAAGATATAATTAATGAAGTTAAGAACTTAAAGGATGTAAATAGATTTAGTCCTTTGGCTTTAGCTAACAGGGACAGAGCTTATAGAGATGCTTTGTTAAAAAGGTATGTAGGAAATACTATGTTACCTAACTTACAAGCTAAAGCTGCTGAGTTGGTCGATGTAGAGAAATATAAAGACACAGACTCTTTTCTAAACGCAGTAGATACGGAACTGTCTAACAACTGGCAGGGTTTAGTAAGTGAGATAGGAGAAGATAAAGCTAACTCAGTTGCAGCTAAAGCTATGTGGAGTTCTATTGCTCCTAAATATAAAAGCGACTTAATGGGGGATTTTGAAAAAGCTAAACAGAACTTTATAGAAAACCAAGAAGAAGAAGATTTGATGCACGATTTAAGAGGTGCACAGATGGACTTGGATACTATTCAGAACATAGCTTTGAACAGGGAAGAACTAATGAAGCAGCAAGGGATAACAGACCCAGCAGCAAGACAGCAGATATTACTTAATTCTTTTTCTACTCATTTAAATACTTTAATAACTAAAGGTAAATACAAAGACGCTACCTCTTTTCTTACCTTGATGGAGATGACTAAGGTAGATAACAGAAGAGTGTTTGGTTCTGCGTTAGCTCAGTATAAAATGAACACTGCCTCTACTGCTATACGAAGCGGTATGCAACAAGGTTCTTCTGTTTCTAAAACTACACAGCAACAAATATACGCAGGTTATTATAAGACAGCGTTGCAAGGTTTGAGTGCTATGACTAAGTACAACTATCAGTTAGAGCCTCATCATCTTGCATCTTTTAAAGGACTTATTGAACCTTTGAGTACGGAGTTAGCGGACAATCCCAAAGCTTTAGAGGAAGTAGTTCAAGGTATAATAAAATCACCTAACCCTTTAGCGTCTCTTAGAGGTAAACTTTTTGAGCTATCTAACTCTGCTGATGCACCTGACTTAGCTAAAGAACTGTACATAGGTAACAATGCTAAACTAGAACCAATAGAGAAAGCTGTTTTTGAACGTCCCGAATTAGGTATCAACTTAAAACCTGAATATAAAGCAGAACAGGTAGAGGAGTTTAAAGAATGGGCAGCACTGCAAGAGAAGCCGCCTACTGTAAAAGATTTTATAGAAGACGAAGCAAAGAATTATACACCTTGGGCAGAGTTAGAACAAGCTGGCATAGAAGCAGAAGAACGAGGTGCTGTTTTAAATTCTACTTATTACAAAGGAGTGGATTCTTCTATAGGTAAGATGATTAGAAACGAAACAGAAAATACTTTTGCCGATGACTATTCCTTGGAAGATTTTGAGGTAGAAGCAATGTATAGAGGCACATCAGGAAGAGAGTTTCAACGCAGTGCTACAGAACGGATACAAGAAGCTTTAAAGAATGAAGCACCTAAAGATGACAAGGAAACTATTAAGATTCTAAATCGACTAGAACAAGAAGAAAAAGAAAGATGGTTGCGTATTATTAGAGCTAAGAGCGATAGTTTAAATATGAAACCTGAGACTGAAGTTGTGGAGGGTGAAGTACCCGAAGATTCAAGGGCAGAGCCTCAAGAAGAAATTAAACAAGTACGTACTAAAGAACTAGAAAGATTTGGAAAGGATGTAGCTTATAAATCTTTAATGCACATTAAGAAGGGAGCACCTGTGGGTTCAATAAGCCGTCAAGTCATAGAAGATGACAGGAGAGATATGGAAGAGAAGAACTATAGACCTCAACAAAGACTTTCATACTATAACTTTGGTTTATCTAGTTACAGTAGAGAAGGAGTACAGAAAGTATCTGATTTAGATTTAGACACAGACGATGTACTTTTATTTGGAAGTTTAACGGAAGCTGATATGAAGTTAGATGAATGGGCTGAGATATTATCTAAAGACTCAGAAGGAAAAAAACTGACTCCTGAAGAAGAAAAAACAGCAGAACAATATATTGAGTTAGGAATTGGAACTGTAGATGATTTAGTAGACTTTGGTATTGTACAAAAAGATTTAATACTTAGACCTAGAAAAGCTTTATAATATGCCTACTTTTGAAGAGTTAAGGAGAAGTAAATACGGTGACAGCACACCTCAACCTGAAGAAGAACCAGATGAATCTACAGTACCAGTAGAAGAAAGATTACCTGCTCCGTATGAAGATGCAGGGGATATAATGGTAAGTGAACTTCTCGATCAGAACCCTCAGCTTACAACAGAGCAACAAGAAAGTGGCGAAGAGTTTACAAGTGAGCAGTGGTTTGGTTTAGCTTTAGGAACTGGTGTAGAACTTACTGCTCCTATCGCTGGTAATATTGCGTATCTTAAATGGTTAAACAGGGCAAAGGCAGCAGCTAAGGCTACTAGAGGTTTAAAAGCTAATCCTTTAGGTCTGTTAGCGTTTGGTGCAGGAGAAGTAATACTCGGAGGATTATCTAATGTAGCCAACCAAAAGATACAGTTACATTACAAATCACAGAAAAAATTTAAGATTTCAGAAGTAATGGCTGCTGGTGTTTTTAACGCTAGTCCTGTTGTTAAGGTCATAGATGGATTACCTGTCTTTAAATTTCTACAACCAAAAACAGGAAGTAAGTTTGCTTACAGGAATATTATAGTAAAAGGAGGAGAAAAACTTGTTAGTGGTGCTGCTATAGGTTTACTAGAGTCTGCTTTTAGACAATCTGTTTCTGGGTTGCTGCAAGAAGAAGAACTGTTCGATGAAGCAGGGAATGTAAGAGAAGGTGTCTACAGAGATTTATTAGTGTCCGCAGGAGTAGGGGCAACTTTAAATACAGCTATGCACGGTGGTGTTGGACTTTTTAGTTACTGGAGGACCAAGGGTAGAGCAGGTAGAGCTGAAGCTGTTAAACTCACTGACTTAATGGATGGTGATTTAGTTAAACAGATTGATGACATCAATAAAGAGATACAAGCTGAAACTGCTGATGTAGGAATCTTTACAAACTTTAAAGAGAAGAACGCTAGAGTAGCTGCTTTAAAGAAAAAGAAAAAGCAAATAGAAGAAGCTAAGGAATTAAACCAACAGCTTAAAGAAGAGATACAAGAAGAGAATGTCAGGGTTGACGAAGCAGAGGCTAATCCTAAACCTATCGAAGAAGAACAGACTTTAACAGAAGAAGAGTTAGATGCACCTGATGAAAATTTAAGAGAGTACACAGAGGAAGATTTAGAAGTACCGAAGGAAAGACAACAAGTAGAAGAAGTTGTTGAAGAACCCAGTAATTTTGTAGATGAATCTTTTGATCCTGATGCTCTTAAAGCTAAGACAGAAGAACCTGAAGTAAGTAAAGAAGGTTGGCAAACTACTAAAGAAGTTAAAGGGGAGTCTAAAGTAGAAGTACAAACAAGTTCTTGGAAAGGTGTAGACGAATATGGAGACCCTGTTGAAGTTGTAGTAAAATGGCACGATGGTAAATACAAAGGAACTAAAACTTATGAGTTAAAACCAGATGGTAGTAGAGGAGTTCAAACTGATTCAATAGTTTATAAAGAAACTGAAGATAAACTTAAACAAGGAGACACTACCGCTTTACCTGAAGTAATAGAACAACAACCTGGTGCTTTTAAAAAAGAGGAGGTAGAAATCAAAGAACCTGAAGTTGTTGAAGAACCTAAGAAACCTGAAGCACCTAAGCCTAAAGTATTAAAGAGAGACGGTGAGTTACAAAGTTTAATAGACAGAACTAAAGCAGCTTTTTCAGGAGGAGATGTACCTACTATTGAAGGTGCTAATATTATTCGAGAAGGTAAAAAACTTTACGATAATTCTATATCTATTTTTTCAAAAGCAATACACACTTTTAGAGAAGGAGGTAATAAAGATTTTAGAGCTTTACAGATTGCTTTAGATGAAGTCGTATTTTTAAGAAAGTTAAATCAAAAAGTTAGTGACCCTTTATCTACTTTAGTAGGTAGAGGTTTACAATCACATAGACAAGACGCTGCAAAGTATAACTATCAAACAGTACTAAGTGAAAGAGCTGGAGCAGAAAATGACGCTTGGAGTGATGTAGAAAAAGCATTAAGACAAACAATAGAGAACGAAGCTGATGTTAATTTGTTTAAAAACATACAAGATGCGTTAGATGTCAGACCTCGTTTTAAAAGGCTGGGAGAGGAACTTGACAAACAAGCTACTCAAGATTTTAAAAACAAACTAAGAGAAGCGACAGAAAAAGAACCTAAAGAGATACCGCAAGAAGTTATAATATCTAGGTTACAAAAGAAACTTAGAGAAGCACAAGAAGAATTTGCAGGATTAAGACCAGAGCAAAAAGCTAAAAAAGGTAAGGAGAAGTCTCAAGAAGAGATAGACATACAGAATAAGTTAAACTTTTTTGCTACAGCTAAACGAGAAGCCAAGCAGATCGCACAAGAAGAAGCTAAACTTGAAACATATTTAGAGTTACTTGAAGAGGGAGACCTAGCAAAGATAAGACAGGAAGTTGGTCCTGCACCTGATTGGGCTAATAAAAAAGAAGTTGGTTCATATTTAGCTAAGATTAGACAGGTAAACAACAGGACTAAGAAGTTACTACAGAAACAATTAATTGAATCTGATGTATCCTTACAAGACCCTAAGAAGGTAGCTAAAACACAAGCTAAACAAAAAGCACAATTAGAGAAGCGTCTTAAAGAATTACAAAAAAGGTTTGGCGATATAGATAAGATTCGTCCGAAAGATAAACCTAAAAAAGCTGAGGCAGATGCTGAGATAGAAGAATTAAAGAATACAATAAAGTTTCACGAAGCTGTTGAAAGCGAGGCTTTGAAACTAGAGGCTGCGTTGAAAGAACGTGAGAGGTTACTTGAGGTAGAGACAGGTCCATTAGGTGCTCAAAGAGCTGAGATAACTAAGCCTAAAGAACCTTCTAAAGTTCCTGGTGAGTTGGAGAAGGTTAACGAAGATATAAACTTTTTAAAGAAAAATATAAGGAGTAGGGTCAAGGGAATAGATAAAGCTGCTCTTGAAATGACGGATGAGTTCCAGGCTGCTAAGGTTGAGGGCGAAATAAATAAAGAACTTTCTAAGTTAGATGCAGAGTTGGAGGAACTAAGAGCAGCTTTTACTAAAGAACCTGTTGAACCTGGCGTTAAGAAACCTAAGCAAAAAGATCCAAGAGTTAAAGAAAAAGAAGATGAGATCGCGTTTTACAAAAAAGCTAGGCAGGAAATAATAACTCTTAAAAAAAGATACGCTGAAAGAGCACGTTTGTTAGAATTAGAAACAGGTCCGTTAGGACAACAACGAGCCGAAGTAACTCCTAAGCCTACTGGTCCTGTAAAATCTAAAGGTATTATAGCGGAACTAGACAAGCAGATAGCGTTCCTTAGAAGTAGTATGCGTAAGCGTGTCGATGATATTGATAGAGCTAGATTGGAGATGGACGAAGCTTTTCAAGAAGCTAAGATGCTTGAAGCTATACGTAAGAGAAGAGCTATTGCACAGAAACGTTTAGATGAAAGAAGAGAAAGGTTTGGTGATGACGATGATTTAGATAGAAGGGCAGCTGAACGTGCAGGAAGAAAAATAGAAGAGACTGATCCTGTATTGGTAAAAACACAAGAAGAAATAAAGTTTTACGATGAGGCAGAAGCGGAGGCTTTAAAGAAAAAAGAGCTTAAAGAGGAGTTAGCTAAAAGAGC